GGTGATGGCCTCGGCCGACCAGTTGCCGCCGAAGCCCTCGCCGTACATGTTGGCCGGCCAGACACACCCGGCGAGCGGTCCCTTGACCGGCTCGCCGCGGTGGTTGACCGCGATCACCCGGAGGTCGATGCCTGCTTGGCGGAAGCGCGCCCCGAGCGACTCGGTGACCACGCCGAAGCCGGTGTGGCTGTAGTGGCCGAAGATGAGCAGCCTCACAGGACCGCCTCGAACATGCGCCGGATCGCCTGTTCCTCTTCGTCGAAGTCCACGACCTCGCGGAAGCGGGCGGCGGCGTTCTCACCCATCCGCAGCCGCAGGTCGGGGTCGTTGTACAGCCGGTCGATGATCCCCGCGACCTCGTCGGGCGACTTGTCGGTCAGGTCGAACGACGTGACGCCTTCCTGCCACAGCGGACCGGCCAGCTGGTTCTTGTAGTACCACTCATGCCCGACGACCGGACGTCCTACCGCGAACCAGTCGTGGATGACGTGGCCGAAGCCGTCGGACCACTGCTTGGTATGCCAAGCGACGTCCGATGCGCGCATCGCATCGCCGACAGCGGCGCACTTGTCGAGGTTGCCGGCGGCGAACTCGTCGGGCGCTACAGAACCGTAGGCGCCGAACACCCTCCAGTCGTATTGCGGTCTGATCCCCGCCACCGCCTTCCAGCCCTCGTAGGCGTTGACGTTCTCGGGGAAGCAGTTGACGAATGACGACACGACCATCGGGTCGTTGTCGGGCGGCGGCTCATGGCGGAAGTCCTCGAGGCTGAACTCCTGATGGACCACGACGTGTGGCTTGTCCACCGGAGCCGGCAGGATGCTGGTGACGATGCCGAAGTCGGCGAGGTCCCAGCGATCCTCGGCCATGTCGATCGGTGAGAAGCGCACGTTCCCCAGATGCAGCCCGAACTTGGCGCCGACCTCCCGCGCGAAGCGGTGGAAACCTTCGTGGTTGTGGGCCACCGACGCCATGACGATGTCGGGCTTGAGGTCCCGCGCTACGTCAAGGGTGACTAGTCCGATACGACGATCGTGGCTCGGGTCGTAACGTGCCCCGATCCTATCCTTGTAGGAGAAGTCATCGGAGTCCCACGGCATGAGGTATTGCTTGGCTACGGCGTCGCCGTGCCACTGCCGCTCGAAGTTCCAGTAGCCCTCGTCGAACCAGTCCATGCCGATCGGCCGGACGAGTTCCCAGCCGAGCCGGTCGCACAGGAGCTCCAGCGACTCCCAGAGGTCGTGGTGGTGGTAGTCGGCGAGGAGCCTCATGACAAGAACTCGCGCCATTGCTGGCCGACGGTCGCGACGTCGAACAGGTCGATGGCCCGCGCCCGCTGCTCGGCTCCACGCCGCGCGGCGTATTCGTGGCTCCGCAGATAGGCGTCGAGCGGGATGTGGTGGAGCAGCAGCCCCGGGTTGGCGATGTCCTCGGCCTCGGAGATATCCGCGACCCACTGCCAGTCGAGCGATGGCGGCAGCAGGCCGAAGGCCACCACCGGCACACCGGACAGCATCGCCTCGATGAGCCCGAGCGTGTAGCTGGCCGGGATCGTGCCCGTGTAGAAGTAGGTGCGGATGCGCCGCAGGTACTCCAGCATGTCGGGATACGACAGCGCGCCCACCCCACCGGGCAGGTGCTCGGAGCCCTTGCCGGCGGGCATCGTCGGCAGGCCTTCGGTGTACTTACGCCAGGAGCTCAAGCCCGTCGAGTCGCCCCGCGCGAGCATGTCCTGGGTGAGGTTGCCGACGACCTTCCAGTCACCGACATACGGCCCGTAATCGTCGGGGTACTTGCCGAACCGGATGACCACATCCTCACCGGCGAAGCAGCCGACCTTCTCGAAGGCGTAGCGCTCCTTGGGCGAGTAGCGGACGATCTGCAGCCCGCGGAAGCCCGCCATGAACTCCTCGAGCCGGGGGTCCGACTGGCCGCAGGTGCGCCAGATCACCCGCTTGTGCTTGATGCGCTCCCACTGCCCACCGATCCAGCGGTCGGGGAAGTGGTGGACGATGATGGCGTCCGCCCAGTCGATGATGTCGTCGTGCAGCGCCGCCTTGCCCCAGTCGATGGCGGGGCCGGGGTCGCCGCGCTCGGCGCGAACCTCGTGGAGGCGGGCTACGAGGTCCGGGTGATGCGGAGCATCTGGGAGCGGGGGTCGGATGCCCTCTCCTTCCGAGCCCGGCACCTCGTAGCCGCCCGGGGCGAAGCAGTCGAAGCCTAGGTCGGTGAACATCCGCAGGTCGTCGTACTCGGCGACCGCGTGGCTGGCGAGCAGGACGATGTTCATCGCGGGACCGCCTTGAACGGCCCGCCGCCGATGCCCTGCTCCCACGTCACGACGTGGGTCTTGCTCAGTTGCTTGGCGAACGACTCGGGGCTGCCGTCCCGCTCGTGCCACTCGCCCTCGATGATGCCAATCTTGGCGAGCAGTGGGCCCTTGAAGAAACGGTGCTCGCAGCCCTCGCAGTCGGTCTTGACCCAGACGAAGCCCTGACCCTCGGTCAGGTCGATGGCTGCCTTGAGTGTAAGCACGCTGACGGACGCGCTGACCTTGTCGCCAGGCGCATCCATCCACGGCGTTACCGATCCGATGTAGGCGTGGGTCTCGGCCACCTCGGAGCCGGTGTATCCATACTCGACGTCGAGGTATCTGCCCTTATCCCATGCCACCGCTGACATCACGTAGCAGCGGCCCTCGACGCCGTTGAGAGCGAGGTTGTCGAGCAACAGGTCCACGTTCGGTGGGACCGCCTCGACTGCCACAACGCGGAGCTCGGGATTGTCCAGCAGCAGCGGCACCGTCACCGAGCCGATGTGCGCGCCGACGTCCAGCGCCCAGCCGGTCAACCCGGACGGGATGTGGTACTCGTCGACGAGGTTGCCCCACAGCCTATTGCTTGCCCCGACCGTCGCGAGGTCCGATGTACCGGATCGGGTCTTGAACCTGGCCGGGTTGCCGTGCGGCGTCTCGACCTCGTGTAGCTCGATGGTCTCCGGCTGCTTCTGGCGCCGGATGGCTTCGGACGTCCTCTCGAACGCCGCGTCTTCGTCTTGGGGTTCCACGGCTGAGCGCCTCCGTGTCTGAGCGCAAGTGAGGAGAGCCGGGCGCGGCGCTCATACGCGCCCGGCTCCATGTAATGGGGTCCTCGGCTAGATGCCGATGACCTTCTGGACGCGACCCGAGCGGACGTACGGCTCGGCGTTGAAGCCGAACTCCTCTTCCGCGCGGAACCCGGTGACGTTCTGGTCGAAGCGGTTGCCCGCGTCGCTGACGTCGATCCGGAAGCTCTGGCCGGTGTAGATGTCGACCTCGGATCGCTCGATGATGAGCGCCGTGCCGATCTGAGCCGCCGGCCAGTAGGCGTCACGTCGGACCGGGACACCCCAGACCGTGGGGCCTGGAGGGCTGCCGGCCGCGCCTGCCGCCGGGTCGAACGCCCAACCGCCGGAACCTGACGAGCCGAGCGTCTCGGTCGCCATCTCCCAGTAGTCGGTCGGGTGCATGACCACGCACAGGTTGGACTCCGAGGCGATGATCCCGCGCGCCTCGAGCGCGGAGATACCGCGACCGATGGCAGCGGCTCGCGACTCGGACGACAGGGTCGTCTTGAAGGCCGCCGGATCGCCGTAGGCGAGGAAGGCCTGGAAGAAGCCCAACGGCTGGGACGAGCCTGTGCCGTTGGTGATGTAGGTCGCCTCGAGCGCGGCGATCGACTTGGACAGGCGGCGGCGTGCAGCGGCTTCGGCCTGTCCATTGGACTGGCGGAGCAGCTGGTTGCCGACGTCGGCGATCTGGGCGATGGTGTAGAGCGTCGCGGTGGCCCGTGCGAACTGGAAGTCACGCACGTCCTTGTTGGAACCGTAGGCGCCCTGCAGCAGCGCGGCGGTGATGCCGGTGAGCTCGTAGGGGATGTCCACGCCTGCGCCGGTCACACCGTCGACGACGTTGAACAACTCGCGGTAGATGTTGTTCTGCGCCAGTGCGTTGACCAGCGAAGAGACGAAGTTGTTGGGCACCACGGCAAGGCCGGTCGCGACGGACGTGCCCAGCACGGCCTTCACGAACTCCTGCGCGTCGGTGTCACCCTGGCGCCGGTTGACGAGTGCCGAGAGCCAGTTGACCTCGTTGTACGGGCCGACGCTCTTGACGGATGGCGAGGCGTTGGAGCCGATGCCGCCCTGCAGGATCGCCTGCGCCTTGGCCGAAGCCTTCTCGCGGGCGAATGCCTTCATGCGGTCGTCGAGCGACTTGACCTGCTCCTCGACCTTGGCGGCGCGCTGGTCTGCCTCGAGTCGGTCGATCTCGGCCGACTTGGTGGTGATGGCCGTCTGGATCGCATCGATGCGGTCCGCCGGCATGTCTTCCTTGTCCTGGAGCTCCTCTGCAAGAGCCATGACCTCGGCTCGGAGGGCTTCCGCCCTCTCGTCGAGTTCCTTACCCAAGTGATCAGTCCTCCACCCGCTGAGCGCGGACGGGCAATCAGTCGTCGAGACGCCGGAGCATCGCGTCGACACGGATACGGGCTACGACCAGCCGCGCCGCCGCCGGGTCCTTGCCACCTTGCGGCAGGGTCGGTCCCAGGTCCGGGGTCTGATCGGGTTCGGTGAACAGTCCACGAGTGTCCTCGTCGACCGTGATACCGGCGGATGAGAAGTGGTCGAGCGCCTTGATGGGCACGACCCGTGAGAAGGGATTGGCGGGGGTGGTGGTGAGGGTCTGCTCGATGTGTGGCCAGACGAGGATCTCCCCATCGGGCGCCTTGCGGACGACGTGGCCCAGTGCTCCCGATGAGCCGTACACCTTGCCCGCCGCGAGCATCCGGCTGACCTGCTGCCAGTAGCGGTTGCCGCGGTCGAGCCACATGTCCGCCCACCAGCCATCGGCCGCCTTCTCGAGGTCGCCCTCGTAGCCGATGGCGTCGTCGGGTTCGTCCTTGGTCTCGTCGATGCCGTGGTGCCACAGCACCGGGCGCTCGCTGAACCAGTGCGGCTTGATGTCGGTCTTGGCCGAGAAGAACTCGCCGTCCATGTCGCGGCCCTTGAACGGACCGCCGAACGGGATGGCCAGCACGCGCCACTTGGCCGTGCCGACCTGCTCGGCCTTGATGGGCATCGCCGTGATCTTCGGCATCGCCTTGCGCTCGGGCATATCAGTCCTCGTCAGCGAGTAACAGGGCGAGGATGGCGTCCTCGTCGTCGAGCAGGTAGGGCTCGGTCTCCTCGAGCAGCGCCGCCAGTCGGCGCCGCCTCTCGGCTTCTTCCGGGCTGTTGATCCCGAACTGGCGCTGGAGACCGTAGCGGCCGCCGCTCCCGCCGAGCACCGCCGGGGGCTGGCCGTTGACCAGCACGCTGACGCTGTCGGTGATGGTGACCGTGTCGGATGCGAAGCGGTCCTTGACGTCGGCCAGCACCGAGTCGGCGAACGACACCGCATCGGCGATCGAGCGCAACAGCCCGACCACGCGGGCCACGGTGTTGCCGAAGCTGACCGAGTCGGTGAGGGTGCGCGCGGTCGACTTGGACTGGGCTACCGACTCGCTGACCGTCACGGAGTCCGCAGCGGTGCGGAGGTCGGTCAGCGTCCGCGTCACGCTGTCGCTGATCGTGACCGTGTCATCGACCGTGCGCGAGACGACGGTGCCCGACTTGGACGCGACGACCGACTCGGAGATGGTGACGTTGTCGGCGTTGGTCCGGTTGAGCGTCAGGACTCTGGCGACGCTGTCGCTGAGCCCGATGCTGTCGGCGACGGTCCGGAAGACCGACACCAACCGCGCGACGGAGTCCGTGATGCTGACCGTATCGGACGCGGTGCGGACGAGACTGACGACCCGCGCGACGCTATCGGTGGCGGTGACCGAGTCCGAAGCGGTCCGTAGCAGCGTGACCACACGGGCCACGGAGTCGGATAGCCCGACCGTATCGCTGGCCGTTCGCAACAGCGTGACCAGGCGGGCGACCGAGTCGGAGAAGGTGACGCTATCGGCGAGGGTGCGTGGCAGGAGCTTGATGCCCGCCACCGACTCGGAGATGGTCACCGAGTCGGCTGCCGTCCGGAGCAGGGTGAGCAGTCTGGCGACCGAGTCGGATGCCGTGACGGTATCCGACGCTGTCCGGAACAGGCTGACGATCCGGGCGACGGTGTTGCCCGCGGTGACCGTATCGGCTGCGGTACGCAGCGCGGTCAGGACCCGCGCGACGGAGTCCGACAACGTGACCGAGTCAGCCGTCGTCCGCAGGAGCGTGACGACCCGCGCCACGGAGTTCGCGGCGGTGACCGTGTCACTGGTGGTCCGGAGCAGGGTCAGGACACGGGCGACCGACTCCGAGAAGGTGACCGTGTCGGATGCGGTGAGTTGTAGGTTCTGTGACCCGATCGCGGCCGTGTAGTGCGCCGAGATGCGCGCGCCCGAGAGGGCGGTGTCGTAGACCGCCGCCTTGTAGACGATGATGTCGGCGGGGTTGGTCGTGAGCGGGCCGTACTGCGCGATGTAGAACGTGCCGCTCTGGGTGATCGGCCCTGCCCGGACGGTCGGCCCTGCGACCAGCGCCCCATCGAAGTACAGGTTGGAGTTGGTGCCGTCCCACGTCGCCGCGACGTGGTGCCAGCCGGTCCCGAAGGTGACGGTGGCATGTATCTCGTTGGCCGCGACGTAGAAGTAGACCGACCCGCCGAAGTTATTCGACAGGTAGATGAGCGATCCGGCCGAGCCGTTGCCCTTGCCGATGAGGCCCGTGTCGAGTGAGCCAGCGACGCCCGTCGGCATCTTGACCCACGCCTCGAGCGTGATGGCCGCGGTCGGGATGTTGTAGCCCGCGACCGACATGTAGTCGGTCTGCACCGGGAAGCGCACGCCGGTATCGGCGACGCCTGTCTCGGGTCCGGTCTGGCCGTAGGTCGGCGACCCGACATACGTGCCATCAGGGCCGCCCTTGACGTTGCCGGCGTTGGCACCGTACGCCTCACCGAGACGCCAGTACGCGACCGGACTATCGGCCTGGACAGCGACGTCGTAGGCGGTGCCTGCGCTGTCGCGCGCCGAGTGCTCGGTGCGCGGTCGGCCGGTCGGCTGGGGCGGGCGCCTGAACAGCCCGGGCATGGGCTAGTTCAGTTCTTGGAAGGTGATCCCTGCGGACCAGTTGCCGAGGGCGGCCGGTGTCCCGACGATCTTGAGGATGACGGCCGTGTCGGTCGGTACGATGAGCCGTTCCTCGGGGGTGGGCACCCACAGCCAGCCGTTGAGGTTGTTGAAGCCGTCGTAGATGATGGGCGTGACCGTGCCTGCACCTTCCGCCGAGGCATCGGTACCCGAGGTCGCCTCCGCACCGGCCGTGCCCCCGGCGATACCCGACGCGGGGCCGTTGACGAAGTGCGGCTGCGGGGTGGTGCTGGTGTACGTCCCGAAGGCGGACGCCTTGAGCCCGAGGATGATGCCCAACTGGTCCGATGTCTCGGACGCCTGCTGACCGATCCACGCGCGCAGGATCATGATGGTCGATGAGCGCGTGGCGAGGGTCGAGTCGGTATGGATGATGACCACGGTGGCATCGGCCACGATGGTCTGGTTCTGCATGGTGACCGAGTAGACGGACATCGGAACCTCAGTGGGCGAGCAGTTGGGGCATCTGAGTGGAGCGGGGTGGGTTGGCGGCAGCGGCGGCAGGCGTCCAGGCGACGAACATGCCCATGAAGTCGACACACGCGACGCGCGACTCGCTGACACGCGAAGTGCGGATCGTGGGACTGGTGCCAAGAGTTACGGACGGGCTGGTCGTCAACGTCCCGACAGTCGTTTGCCACGAACCAGTCTCGGCCCCATGGGCTCCAGCATCGTTACCGGCGGTGACACTGGCACCAGCGACCGTCGGGTTGGTCAGTGCGGCGACGTTCTGGAGGTTCTTGGTGCCGGTCGCGATGTCCTCGCCGTGACGGACGATGGCCTGGACAGCAAGCACCGTGTCGCCCGACGCGACGCCGAGCGTCGTATAGGTCTCGAGGTCGGCGAGGTAGTTGCACGTCGTCGAGGCCGGGAAGTGCATCCCGGCCTTGGGGTTGGCCGCCTCGTTGGCTGATGCCACACCGGCCGGCGGGGTGTTGTCGACGCACTGCCAGATGTTCGTCGTGACACCGTTGTTGTCGGTCACGCCGGTCACCGTGTTGTCGCTGATCGGCAGCGCCGTGTCGACCTTGGACGGCCGGAGGAAGCCGGTGTCGTCGCCGATCACGTCGTCGAAGTAGGCGTCGACGCTGCTTGCTTCGGTCCCTCCGAACCCGATATTGCGGGACGTGGCTGTAACGGTCGCCGTTCCCGTGACTGCATCCACGCCATCGATCTGGAGGAATGCCACGCTTGTCCCGGTGACCTGGCGCAGCCCGACCCAATGCCAGCCAGGTGAGGCGAATGCTGTGGACGAGGTTCCGATAAGGGTCGTATCCAGATAGACCCCTAGAGCGCCTGTCGTAGTGAGCTTGGCGTTGATGGTGCCAGCACCGGTCTGCGAACAGACGATACGGTCGACCGTTGGCAGTGTCGCGACGTTGAGCGCGAAGTGCAGATAGTTCACGGTGCCGGCCATGGAGACCTGACCCTGCGCACCGGACGCCGGATTGCAGCGCATGGCTGCAGCGCCCGTTCGGAACGTCGTCGTGTTGTAGCTCGCGGTGCCCACGAGTGTGAAAGGGTCACCTAGTGGGCCATCGATCCTCGCGGCCTGTCCATCGAAGCCCGTCATGAACGTGACGGTCATCTACGCCTCGACGTGGAACGGGATGCGTGTGTACACGATGCCGGGTTGGTTATGACCGAGTTTGGCTAACCTGACCTCGCAGTCAGCCGGGCCGCCACCGTTGAGGTCCCACTGACTCAGGCCCCATTGACCGAGGTGCATCGTGTACGGCGTCTCTGCGACTGGTGACAAGACGAGTTCGGTGTAAACCGTCGGCGTTTCGCCATCCTGCGAACAGACAAGCGCGATCCATGACCCGTAATGATTGGGGGTCGGCTTCGGCAAGTCGCCATGTGCGGTGACCACGATGGTTCCGCCGTAGTGGTATGGCCCTGTCGTGTCGAGCGTGAGGTATGGATCGGCGGCCTTGGCCCCGACCGGCAGCGCGAACGCCACCAGTAGCAGGGCCGCCGCCAGTAGGGCACGCATCACGAGATGGTGATCGTCCAGGTGACCTGGAGCGTATCGCCGTTGACGACGTTCGCATCGGCATTCAGCACCGTCTCGAACGACAGCAGCGACGAGCTCGCGGTACTCACCTGGAACAGGCCGGCCCGGTGGATGGCCGGGAAGGTACCGGTCACCGAGAACGACTTGGTCAGGGTCAGGGTGCCCGCACCCAGCGTATGGGCGTAGGTGCCGAGTGCCCGACCACAGCCGCCGGTGGTGATCTCACCCGTCAGGGCCGTGCTCGAGGCCGACGCTGCCGAGGCATTCTCGGTCAGGGCGATATAGCGGGCCGCGGCGTTGCCCGCGATGATGTGGTAGTTGGCAGTCGAGCCCGGGGTGGTGCCCGACGAGTCGTCACCGTTGCGCCAGGCATCGACGGTCAGGACCGACGTCGAGTTGGTGCTGATCGTGGCGTGGACAGGGGCGTTGGTGGACTCCTCGGCCACCACGATGTTGCCGATGTAGGCGTCGGTGACGAACGGCGTGGCCGTTGCCGTCAGGGACGTGGCGCTCGATGCCGTGGCGATGGTGCCCGACACGCCGAAGCCCAACTTGCCACCGAGCATGGCGGCGATCTGGTCGCGGCCGCCGTTGTTGGCGGTGGTCAGCACGTTGTGGCTGACACCCGAGTCGTCCCACGACCCGTCGGGGTGGATGACCACGGCGTGGACGTTGTTGGGTCCGACCTTGATGCGGTCCTTGCCGATGACCACCTCGCCATCGAAGACCCACAGGCGCGTACCGCCGATGATGCGCTCTACCGGCTTGTACATCAGACGGGCTCCTCGGAGTTGGCTTCGACGGTGGCATTGGTCATGGCAGCGGCGCGCTTGGCCGCGGCGAGGCGTTCCCTGGCAGCGGCGTAGCCCTTGTCGTCCTTGTCCAGCGAGGCGAGCTCCTGCTGGTAGTAGTCGACGAGGTCGGCGTCGCGATAGAAGGCTTCCGGGTTGTCGACCGGCTCGAACTTGTCCTTGGGCACGTGTGACTCCTTACACGTTGTCGCGGGCGGCCGTCTGGTCGTCCACGGATCGGGCGACGATGCGGTTGAGCGAGCCGCAGTCGGGGCAGGGCTTGCGCCGGCGCTCGACGATCGGGCGCTGGCACTTGGCGCACAGGCTGCGCTGCTTGGGGATGAACCTCATCGTTCCTCCGTCACGCCCGTCACCGGCCCGAGCGGGTACTGCCGGGTCGGCTGACCGCGGATGACCCGCTTGGTCTTGGGTGGTGTGATGTCATCGACGATGCGGACGTCCTGTGGCCCTGAGCGCTCGACGACCTTGACCTGTGGCGGCGGCACGTTGACCACGACGTCCTTGGCCAGCAGGTCCGACAGGCCCTTGACGATGGGCTCGAGGTCAACCTCGGGTCGGGCTGCGTCTTGGATGGCCGCGATGAGCGGGTCCATGTCGGCGTGCACCTCGGGCACCTTGATCTCGGGGACATGGACGTGGACCTCGGAGGGGGTCTGTGCCTTCATCGCGTCGCCGATGTAGTTGTTCACCACGATCCGTTCGCCGTGATAGGCCTTGTCGGTCACCGGCGCCCAGTCGAGGGTGCCGTTGGGGTGGTCCTCGATGGCCATCGCCTCTTCGACGGTGAACGTCTGGCCATCCCTGGCAGCGCATTCGGGGTCGTAGTCACCGTCATAGGCCAGTACCCGCTCCACCCCGAACTCGCCGTAGGCGTCGAGCGCGGCGCGGTTGTAGCTGAGCATCGTCTCGGTGCGAGCGACGGTCTCGGCCCGGGCATCGTCGAACTCGGGCAGGGCCTTGATACCGTTGTACCCTTCATCCGGCACACCGTCGATGATCTGGTCCAGCCCATACCCTCGCCGAGTGCCCTCGGCCAGGCTGGCTTGGACCGCCTCGAGGGTGTGCCCATTGATGCCGGTGATGCGCTCGCCACCGTAGTCGACGAGGTCCTGCACCACCCGACCCACGGCCCTATTGGGGACGATCAGGTCGAGCGTGTCGGCCACCACCTGCAGCGAGCCCCGGGCAGCCTGCACGTACAGCTTGCCCAGCACCTCGCGGAGCAGGTCGTCCTCGCGCTTCTGGTTCCACCAGTCGGGGTCGGCCTTGATGGCCCAGTCGCGGCGGATGATGTTGCTCTTGGTTGCCGCACCGCGTGGCCAGGCGGCGCGGATGCCGTCGATGATCCGCTCGGACTGGAGCTCGAAGAAGCGCCGCAGGTCGGGGTCGTTCGACTCCACCACGTCGTTGCGGGCCTTGGTCGCCTTGGCTACCACCTGACTGACCGACGAGCTATCAGCGGTATCGTCTCGGACCGAGGCGCTGGGCCCGTTGTTCTCGGGCGGCTTGGCAGCAGCGGCAGCGGCCGCCATCTCAGCCTGCTTCCTAGGATCGAGCAGGGCTGGCAACCCGGTCCACTTGATGTGGTCGAGGTCGAGCGCCTTGATGGCCGCCTTGGGGTCGAACCCGATGGACACCAGCGACTTGAACGCGCCGGCCTTCTCCAACAGCGATGAGGCGTCGTCGAGGTCGGGCAGGTTCGTCTCGAAGTTGAACGTCTGCCCCATCAGCGCCTCGTAGCGGCTGATGATGTTGACCTGGATGACCTCGTCGAAGCTGTCCGAGCGCGGTTCGATGGTGCCCCGCCAGTACCAGTCGTACAGTTCGCGGCGCGTCTCGCCCGAGGCGTTCTGGCCCGCTGGCATCGACACGCCCAGCACTTCGGGGGCGATCGGGAAGGCGGTCAGGATGTTGTCGCGGTTGAGCTCGGCCAGTTCGGGGATGCCGATCTCCGCAGGGGTAGAGGCACCCGAGGCGTACTCCATCGGCTCCGGGAACAGCAGCATCCGCTTGGCCGAGTTGGCATCGCTGACCACGTTGCGCCAGGCACGCTGCGCATCGTTGAACTCGTCTTCGTCGAGGGCGCGTTCGCGTGGCCACATCATGCCCGCCAGCCGACCACCGGTACTGAGCAGGTCGGCGGTGTGCTTGGACATCAAGTCGGTCAGCGGCAGTTCGGCGTACACCGCCTCGACCACCCCGACGCCGTAGGTGTTGTCATCGTCGGCCGAGGCGTTGGAGAAGGTGACGATCTCCCACGGCTCGAACGTCATCGTGCCGCCCTGCTTGTCGTAGTCGAGAATCCAGCCGAGCAGCTGGCCCGACCGCTTGTCGTAGCTCGGCCACAGGCGCGAGGGCGAGATGCCGTAGATGGCGGTGATCGGCGACAGCGGCGAGGCTGCTTCCAGATACCAGAACGTCCAGCCCGCCATGTCCCGCCGGATGTGCGTCTTCTGGCGCAGCATCCGCCCCGTCTGCTGGGGGTTCGGGCGCTCCATGAGGCGCATGAACTGGTCGATGGGGTTCAGCGTCTCGAACGGGATGTCGAGGTCAGGCTGCGGGATGTTCGACTCTTCGGGATCGTCTGACTCGACGTCCCCATCGCTGACCGTCCACGGCAGGCGCGCGATATCGCCGCTGATCTTGGACTCGGCCTTGTAGAACCAGCCACACTTGTAGGCCTGCAGGAACGCCTTGGCCTTGGCTTGGGGGTCGTCCATCTGGCGCAGCGACGACAGCGGCGGGTCGTTCAGGAACGCGGACACGCCGGCACCCGTCACGGCCTTGATGTCCCACGGCAGACGAGTGATGGCGGGCGGACTCACGCTTGTCCCGGCCCACGGGGTGTCATCCCATTCGCTCATGCTGCGAACACCCGCCCGACGACCGACTCCAGCCACGTCCTGACGATCAGGTATTCGCAATCCAGTTCATGGGTGAACGGCGCGCTGCTAATGTCGGCGTCGCACATCCGGCACTCGTACTTATCGATGCCCTTGACGGTGCCGACCTGCATGATGCAGGACGCCAACACCTCGCCGAGTGCTTCGACCGGCGGCTTGTTATCAGTCACGCGGCTGCTCCGAAGGTAGACACCCGATGTCGAGCGCGTGACCGGGCGTGGATGGCGAGGTTGAATGCGTCGGCGAGGTCAGGAGACGGCAGGCCGCGGGCCTTCATCTCCTCCTTGGACTCGATCTGGACCTTGCCCGACGAGGTCATGCGGTAGGTGGGAGCGGTGAGCTCCGCACGAAGGCGCTGGTAGTGCGACTCATCGAGCCGAGCCAGGCTCAGTTCACTGTTCTGCGGGTCGAGTTGCTGTCGAACGTCCCACCAGAGTTGGGCACGTAGGTTGAGCAGCAGTTCAGGGTCGCGAAGTGGGGCGTCAGCCACGTTGACATCCAGCAGACGTCCGGGTAGTCGCTGTTCGCGTATGCGATCGACAACACCCGCGCCAACCCCGATGACATCGACCGCGAGGGCGCCTCGTCGACGCTGAAGGAAGGATGCTCCCATACCCGCCACGGCCATCGTGTCCTGTCCGTGGACGATGGTGACTTGCTCGGGGGCATTGCCGTTCCCTTCCACGAGGACCGAGTCGTCACTACCGAACCGGGCGACGTCGAGGCCTGCCCACTCCCGGGCGTCGGTGTACGGCTCGCGGACCCTGGCGAGCTCGATCCACTGCAGCGGGATGACCGCGTTGGACTGGGTGTCGGGGAACTGCCCGAGCACCTTGGCCTGCCACCATGGCGTGCCCTCGAGGCCTTCCTTGCGGCGCTCCTCGAGCCAGTACGGATCGACTAGGGCCGAGGTCGCCTTCGGGTCGACCGCTTCGCCGGTGAAGTTGGGGGTGTCGAATACGCTGATGGGGATGACGTGCCAGTTGGGGAGACGGCAGGCTTCGAAGAACGGGCCAGCAGGCTCGTAAGGGTTTCCGATCGCCAAGATGCGGGATGCACGGTTAACAACGAGCCCTCGCACGGCCTCCCAAAGTTGAGCCGATACGCCGTTGGCCTCGTCGATGATGACGAGGACTCTGGCCGCGTGGATGCCCTGCAGACCCTCGGGGTCCGTGTCATCCGGCTTCCTCCCGATGCAGAATGCGCCGGTCTCCTCGATCTCCCAGCGCAGGTCCGTGCCCGCTGATGGCTTGCCTGGTAGGCCGCCCTTGCGGTGTGCCTCCCTCAGTTCCTTCCAGGGGATGTCCCTGATCTGCGGGAACGAGTTGGATGTAATAACACACACACCCCCGGTCGCAACCCACCAAGCCGCAAGTCTGGCCGCTATCCAGTCCTTGCCCGAGCCGAAGCACGATGGCACTGCTACGTAGGAGTTGTCGCGTACGGCTTCGGCTATCCGTGTCTGGATCGACCAAGGCTGCTCCCCGAGGATGGCGCGGATGAACTTGTCGGGCTCGTCGACGAACTCGTCATAGCCCTTAGCCCTCTGACGTGCCCTCAACCGGTGACGGGCTTCCGCGACCAGTAAGGACTTGCTCGGCTTCGAGGATGGCTGCGGTGAGTTCAGCGTCGGAGATGGTGCCGGTGATGTCACGGGCTTCGGTCCTCGCAGTAGCACCGCCCGACAGCAGTTGCGTCTTGTCCACCATCACGCCGAACAGGGTGACCAGGTCCTTCGGCTCGAACCTGTCGAGGTTGGCGCTGATCTTCTCGAGGGCGCGGTGGGCCATCATCTGCGCCCCGTCGGCCAGTTCCTCGCGCGTTTTGTCGAGGTACTTCGCCAGTTC